CCCATAGTGAAATCCAGTATGGCAGTTGGTTTGAATCTAGAATATATTTCCATTGCGGTTAATGGTTTGAATAAACCAATAGACCCAGCGTGTAATTTGAAGATGCGATATAATGCGATATGTTTATCATCTTTTTTCTGATAATCCAATAATTTTTTAATATATTTCTTTTCGTGATATTTAGTGTTACTAACAAAATCAAAGTAATTAAATCCTTTGATGCCGATAGTATCTAATCGTTGCCTAAATGTAAAATAATCAACAAACTTGTTGCCGATGCGTGTCTCATTTGTTATATTATTGATGTTGATTGTTGTCAATAATTTGTAATGTTTTATTGCTTCTTCTTCTGTAATTGGTTTCAGTTTTTTAGTTATGTCATTCTTTTCTGAATCATTCATCATTCTAATAATAACATATGTATTTATTTTGTTTTCAGAGAATGAATGAACTAACAAAAAGTTATTGAATATACTCTTGATATAACAGATTAACTACTTGTTAGTTTGATGGCTTTTCGAACAATAAAATTATTTCTTAATTTGTCTATCTTGCGAATAAATTGAATAATAAATAGGATTCTGGTTATGATGGCGTAGTGTTTGTATATAAAAAACGCTTTTCGTAATAAGCTCATATATTGTTGGAATAAAAAAGCGTTTATTAGTTATTTTACAATTACAATAAAGGGGCGATAATGAAACAGGTATTTTCATCATCACGACAAATGGGACACTTGACATGATCCACATTATTACTATAAGCAATTTTTGAGGCACATTCAAAACAAAGACAATGCATACATGGCGTTAAAACTGAGTTAGTTTGTTCTCGACACACAGAACACATATCAAACTTTTTTTCTATACTTACATAATCACAATTGAAATCGGACAACCAATCATCTAACAATGCATCTAAAATTGTCTTTTCTTTTTTCCATGTTTCATATGGAGAAACCGAAAGTTTATTGTTGAATACATTTAATGCTTTGTTGTATTCAATATTTTTTAATATTTCTGTAACTTTATCGAGAGATTTTGAAATATTTTCTATTGTTACAATTCCGTCAAAGATTTGTTCTGTAAGCATTGCTCTTGATTCATAATCCTGATCGGAATTATTGTAAATGTATTCAATCCAACCAGTTTCAATTGTTAGAGTTATAAATGATGAAATTGAATACGAATTGTCTGCGTAAAAGTGTGGTTTTTTAATATCGATTCCTACATTCACATCAATATTATGTATTTTCTCAATAGGCAAACGAAAGTTGTAAGAAACACAATATTTCGCATCTGAACTCAGATTTTTAAGTTCATTGAGCCATTGATTGTATAAGTAGGTAGATAAATTATTTGTCATTGTTCTATGTATTATATATCAACACCATATTCAATATAATAATTTCAATTTTTTTTACAATTTTAGATTTTCTTGATTTTCACACGAAGAATGTAGCAATTCATCAACCGACGATTGTAAAAGTATCTGTTTTTTTTTATTATGATATTCTTTTTGATACTTTCTGATTTTATCTTTATTGTTTTTGACATATTCGTATCGTCGTTTTAACAATTGTTCCTTATTTTTCTCGTAGTATTCTTTTTGATATTTAGAAACTTCATTTTTATTATTTTTATTATATTCAGTTTGATATTTCAATTGATATTTCAATGATTCTTCGTATGTTCTACATGGAACACATTTATTAACACATTCGGTATTCTCAATATAGTATCTTTCTCGTGCTAATAATTGTTCTTTTGTTTCGCATGGATATTCTTCCAATAGGATAATTGAATAATTATTATTTTCTAACACTTTGAATGATGTCAAAGATTTTTTCGTTCTTCCTTCAACATAGTATGTATAATTATATGTATGTTGAGCCAATCTATGTGCCAATGTTTTCGCACATGTTGAACCAATATAAATCTTTCCAGTTACATTACAAACAATCTTATATATTTTTCCATTTTTGTATCTGTTGGTTTGTATTAATTCCATTTTAATAATTTAAAAACTTATCTTTAAATACTTTACAATACATTTAAACATTTTTACAAAAACTTTCTCGTAATTACTCTCGTTATAACAGACCAACTCATTTTGTTAGTTTTTTTTTCTTCCATGATTAGTAAAAAATACGAATGAATATTTATCTCCACTTATGAGAGGTGTATTATAATGATAATATTTTGAACCATTAAACATCAGAGGACGACAATTTGTATCGTAAGTTCCATAATCTTCAATTACCAATTTACAACCTTCATAATCTCCAATTGAGACGATGACTGAATTACTGACATTATAAGGATCTAAATGACGAGGACACACAACATTATTATTTACATGAATCGCATTAAAATCAAATGGAACAATTCGTTTTCCTAATTTCATCAATGATTCATATAATTCTGGATATTTTTTTGAATTGTATGATAAACCATATTTTTTACTTATTCTAGCTTCAATCATACCTAATGTCATAGAACGATGTCGTCCAAATAATCCTCCTCTACCCTTTCCTTTACCTTCAATTATAGGCACTTTGAATAAAGATAAATATGTAATTATTTCTTGTATTAATTCATCATTTGGTTCAATTGGATTCAAATATTTTGGAATATCATTATCAACATTTGGTTTCGCACTCGTATTAAATATAATTTCATATAAACCATTTTTTCTGATTTTAATTTTTGTCAAACTTGGATATTTTTCATTTATTTTTTTTGTTGTTTCTTCCATAATTTTTAATCTATCTTTCATTCTGCCTAAACCACCCCCATCAGAGCCATAGTATTTTGTTTTGACTGCTACTTTATTGAACCGAAGAAGAATACCATCTTTCAGCCAATATAAAATACTTCGTTCTACATCTTCTTTATTACCTTCTCTACTAATAACTAATTTTAATTCTGGAAGTTTTCTAACAATTATTCCATATAAACAACCAACAATGTATGTAAGATTCGTAGTTAATATTTGTCTATCATTTCTAAAAAACTTATTATAAACTGGATATATTCCCCAAATAAATGCATTTTTTGCTACACATTCACTAAAAGCATATTTAAAAAAATCATCCACACATTCATAGTTTGTCATAGATAAATCTATTTCTGCTAAATCATCGTCAATCATTATTAGATGTGTTCCATCTTCATAATAATTTTCAATAAACTCTCTTTGCTGAACTAATCCTTCGTAACCAATAATAATTTTATTATAATAATTTGTATTCAAAATATTTGAATAATTTTCGTAATCTTCTTCTATAACAAAAATATTAATTTTATCTTTTGAAATACCTAAATTATGTAACATTAACAAAGTTTTTGAATTACATATAGAAGCACGCTTATAAGAAGGAATAGCAATGTAATAATTCATTATACATAATATAACTATAATAATTTGTTAGTTCATACTTTTCCAAAGATAGAAAATATTTTTATTCTTCTATTTTGAATGAGTCAATCATACTAATCATTACTTCAATGCTTTCGATGACTTTATTTATTTTATCAATTAAAATATTATCTTCTGGATTTATTTTACTTCTTTCAATCATTAATTCTATTAACATTTTTTCAAATACAATTCTCTTTGGTTTATTTTGTAGTAAATCTTCACAAAATACTTTTAAATTATTAATGTGTTCGTCGTTCATTTATATTATAAGAATAAATAATTTTTATAATATGTCGCTATTACTTCGGTCTAACATCTAAATATTCAAGCCAATTGCGTCTATATCTTTTCTCAGGTGGCGCTTCATAATCAATCACAAGAGCATTAAACTTCTCTGCCGTTGCGTAATTATATAAGTTCAACAATTGGTCTCTATCAATTCCTAAACCGCCTTCTGACAAAATTAGTTTTAATTCACGCTCTCCTGAAAGCTTCAATAAAACTAAATATGTCAAGTTTTGTCTAATTATTTTTGGTATTCTGAAATAGCTTTGTGAAATATAGATTAAACTAACATTAAGTTTTCTACAACGAATAGCATATTCACAGACTCTCGATTGATCTTTTGATAAAACTAAATCGTCTAAAACAACTAAATGGTTTAAATCTTTGTCAAACTTATCAAGTGGCGGAAGCGAGTGCATACCTTCTTTGATTTGTATTTGGTCTGATTTTGATTGTAAAAACTTATATAATGGCTCATCGGCATTACTCGTAACAATCGTAATATCATAAAATGTTCCTTTTCCCTGACTAAACAAATGAATCAAGTTTAGTAAAAAATTAGTTTTACCTGAGCCACTCGGAGCAACAATAGCCATACGAAAAGGAAGTTTTAAATTATGTAAATGAAAATTAGGATTTTCAGTTTCATTTAATAATTCTTTCGGCATATGTTCGTAAAAATTAATTGGTTTAGAAGATTCTTTTATATCTTCATCTTTCTTAATTTGTTTTCTTTTCGGAGGCATATTTTTAATATTATATGTTGAGAATAAAAAATAAAAAATATATTCATATATTAATTATGAGTTCATATGCGCCACCAATAGAGAATGTAGCAATTTTTGATTCTGCTTTATTCGTAGATGGAGATGATTATATTACACAAGACCA